CTATTCTTTATTATATCTCGTCCAACCTTTAGCGTAAAGCTTATTCAGTTGGTGAAGGAGTATCCACCGAGATTTTATTCTGATACTCAATCCAAAGAGAATCAGCTTTGTAATTATAATCTGCCCATAAGAGCTCAAGTTCGTAGTCAAGCTTAATACGCTCAAGACTACGCGTTGTACTACAGCTCACTAGAGCCATAGCACAAATGCATAGTATAACTAACCTCATCGTTTTAATCTACAATGTGTTTTAACATATCCATCACCTGTTAATACTTTAGGTGATGAACAAGATGTTAACCACACCGCGAAGAGAAAGAGTACAACTAGTACTCCAAAGTCTCCGAGTGTATAATTACTATTCATTTTTATCTAGATAATGTTTGTAACTCCAGTTATCCATCTTAGTCTGATACTTTTCAGACCTTTTGACACAGCCTGCACATATTAGTGCGAATATGCCTGATGCACAGCCGTATAATATTGAATGATTATGAACTGCCATAACCATAAATGCAATAACGCCTATGAAGGCGAAGAAAGAAAATAATTGATAGCAGAACTTGAGTCTGCCGTAAGAATAATAAGACATAATGTAAGTAAATAAAGTTAATAAATGTTATATAATGTAATAGGAACAAACCTATTGAATATGAAAAAGTGGTAGAAAGTGGCGAATGAATGCTACAACGCACACTCTCGTAATCTAGTCAAAGTCTTTGCAATAGAACAATTTTAATCTTGTTCGTATTGTAGTAAGCAACAAAAAAAAGAAAAGAAAGAGCCCGAAGGCTCTAGTCTTTACAATGCTTGGAACTCTGTTTCAGAATACTGATTAACAGTAGCAATTACTTGCTGTATACCATCACGCATACCTACTACATAGTTGAACGCGAAGATGTCTTCCTGTCCTTGAGAGTTCTTACCTACTGGGAATGTCGCAATAGAGTTATCCTCTTTAGCTGCAACAATGAAGTCGCCGTTAGGTCCTGTTACTACTTTGGCTTGTACATAGCCGTTCTCTTTAAGATAAGTGCTTAGCTTATTCATATCACAATTGTTATTAAGTTATGCGCTGTATCGTCGTTGATACTTTACGCGAAATCTAGTGAATGTCTGTGCAATAGAACACAATAGAACACTACACATTTCTGGTACCCGTAGGACTGCCTCTCGTAGGTATATTAAGCGGTAGCCACGACTGGCCCCGCTCCCCCAGGATAACCGGAAAGCTATGTAAATGGTGTGCACTTAGTGCTGCACATGCACATGGAGTTTTGTGTCCGGGGACACTCTAACTCCGAAACATAGGCGGGGTCTTTGCAATAGTAGGTACACACGCTCAAAGATTTTGGTGGTTAAAAATTTTTTACTATTTTTGTCCGCAGAGACACGTAATATACGTATCACCCCAGAGGGCCGAGAGGTAGTTATGGGGTCAGAAGTTGGATTGTAGTCTTCATATAGAAGATAGAGTTTTCTCCAATAGTCTCTAAAAGGGCGGATATAGCCAACGGTTAGGGCACATTGCACATAGGTAGGTGCGGTGAATAAACACCAGTATTAGTGTCCTTAGGTAGTCCAAAAGACAGCACTGCCAGCGGTAAAATTCCAACTGAAATTAGCAAATCTCCTAGGGTCTTCCTATATCTATATATGAAGTTAATTAAACATAAAGGATTATACATAGACAAGAGCGAAGTGCATGGCTGGGGTGTCTTTAGCACTGAGAAAATTAGTGCAGGCGCTATAGTTGAAGAGTGCCCAGTGCCAGAAGCTTTGTTTCCTTTAGAATATCAGCACAAATATCTGCATCTTTTACCTTTTCCAAGCTTGAAAGATAAGATAGCAATGTGGCAACCTACTGGATTTTCACCTCATCTTAATCATTCTACTGACTACAATGTAACTTGGTCTGTAGACACAGATAAAATGCTAGCTACATTTGTTGCACACAAGGACATAGAGCCTAATCAAGAACTTTTTATTGATTATAGTTTGGAAATGTAAATTATTTTGTTATACCTTTGTATTATTGAACTAATAATAGATAACAATGGCAAAAGAATTCACATTTAAACCATTTGGTGCATGGATAGTAGTACCAAGACCTGACAAAAAGAAGACAGAAGCTGGCATCATTCTGGATGACGCAACTGCAAGACAATTACAGACAAACATAGTAGAAGTATTAGCGGTAGGACCACAAGTTTCGCAATGTAAGAAAGGCGATAAAATTATGGTAGACCCAAATACAGAGGCAATGCTGATTCATATTGATGAAGTGCAGTACTTGTTTGTTAGCGAGTTCCAAGTATTAGGTAAATTCTAATGAAAGTACCAGGGACAGTTACGATAAACCTGGACGATTACTTAGAACTAGTAGAACATACCCACAAAACTAACGATCTAAAAGAAAATACGTCCAGAGCAGCAAAAGAGCTGTCTGTGTTCTTGTCATTCTTGTGTACAAGAGAAGATATATCTAAATATATAGACGAGTTTAACAGACAATCTAAAACTGCTACTATTGTGGTAGAAAACGATAGAGCAACAATACAGTTTAAGGATGATCAAAACAAAATTTCAGACAAATAGTTGGGAAGAGTTGTTTGCACTGTACGATGAATTTGAAAAAAAATTAGAAATGTGGTCAGAGAAGAATATTAATTGTACATGGGATATACAGGTTCTAATAGGGGACCATGAATATACTTTGATAGTTACAGTACAAGATGAAAGCGGAAAAGAAGAAGAATAAAAGAAGAATATACATAGACAATAAGCCTATGAAGGTTGCATATGAAGTGTATGAACTTTTAGAAAACCAAAAGTTACAGATACAGCAGTATGAAGCTATACTTGCTGCATACTTAAAAGAAAAAGAAGAAGCGAATGGAACAGAAGATAACGATTAACGTAAACTCTACACTAAAATATTTACAGTTTTGGAA